TGCACCACCTCGCGGTATTTGAGCGTGCCGTCGGCGGTGGTGCCCTTCACGATCGTGCGGCTAACGGCCGGGCTGGCGTGGATCGTGCGCTCCGCGCTCGTGCGGATGTTGTCGCCCTTGCCAAACGTGATCGAGCCCGAGAGGTCGTCGCCCTGGGTGGTGTCGTAGGCGTACAGGAGGAGCTTGGCGTCCCAGCGCGTGTACAGGCCCTGGGCCACGAGCAGGCTCAGCAGCTCCAGCAGTGTGATGCCGACCGCGAACTCCCAGTCGCCGGGGCCCTGCTCGGTCCAGTTCGTGCCGTTGGAGTCGTGGTCGAAGTTGAACGTGTCGTTCATGGGCGCCAGCGGGTTGGGCGTGCGCGCCTCGGCATCGCGGAAGCAGATGCGGAAGGCGGTGCCGGGGTGGCGCTGCAGGCCGCCGCTCGTCTCGTTGATCCGCACCACCCCGTCTTTGAGCGCCCGGCGCCAGTACACGCCATTGTCGGGGTGGGTGCTGAACGGGTAGATCCGAGCCCGCGAGAGCATCACGGGCACCGCATCGCGGCCGCCGCGCGTGATCGTCTCGCCCCCGGCCTCCTCAGTGCTCACCACTACATCGGAGCCCTCCTCGATCATGAAGGCGTAGAAGTAGCGGTCGTCGTCGTAGTCGAACGGGCCGCCGGCCTCGCGCCGCACGCGCACGAGGTTGTCGGGCACGCACCATGCGGCCTGCGAGCTGTGGCGGTTGATGCTGAACTGCCCGTTGCCGATCGCGTTATCGGCCACCCGCACGTGCCGGTCGAAGGCCTCCGTTAGCTCGCCCAGGGCGGTGCCGTTGAGGTCGGAGGCCGGCCACACATCGAAGTAGAAGCGCTCGGTCATGCCGGCACCGTCTCGAGCTGGCGCAGCTCCTCGGGCTTGCCCGCCCACTCGTGGCCGCTGTCAAGGCGCACGATCACGCTCCGGCACCCACAGCCGCGCTCCTGCCACTCGGCCACGACGGTGCCGTTCTTGCCCCGGAGGCGGCCGGCCAGCACCTCCACGCGAGCGCCGACCTCGATCACGAGGCCTCGAAGCTCCAGTCGGCCCCGTCTACCGCCTCCCACTCCACGTTGAACTCGCGGTAGAGGGGGTTCTTATCGTCGCCCCACTCGGGCTCCTCGGGCATGGTGCGGGCCTGGATGCTCGCGGTGCTGCCATCGGCCAGCAGCACCTCCAGCGTGCCGGGGTCGAGGGTGGGGTCAAAGAGCGCGCGCAGTTCGGCCATGGCGGCTTCGAAGTCGGCCGCCTGCTCGGCCGGGGTGCCGCCGGTGCCAGCGACCCAGCCTATGCCCTCCAGGGTGCGGCCATCGCCTACGCGCTCCTCCGCGATCCGCCCAGCGGCGCCGGGGATCATGGTGTCCACCCCGCGCACCCGCGAGCCCTCGTCGAGGCCACGCACGAGGCGCAGCACCATGCGGCACTGTGCCCCGTCGAACTGGACGCAATTCGTGCCCCGGTACGTTACGCCACGCACCACCACCGGCATCTAGCCCGCTCCTTCCCAGCCCGGCACGCGGGGCTTCGGGGCCACCGTGCCGAGGCGCGAGGCCCGCTTGATGCGCCGCACCACCTGCGCCGGCGTCTCGGCTCGCATGGGCAGCCCGTAGGTCTGCAGGTTGATTTCGGTACGGCTGCTGCCGCTCGCGTAGGGCGCCGGCTGGGTCGCCGGTGGCACACGGGGCATGATCGTGCCGGTCACGTCGGGCACGAACAGCTCCGGGCGGTTCTCGCCCACGATGTAGGCCTGCCCCTCATACACTCGCCCGCCGGCGGCCCTGCCCTTCTCGCTGTAGCCGTAACGGCCGGGGGTGTTGAGGCCGGCCTGGACGGTGGCCATGAGCCGAGTAACGATCGTGCGGGCGAGGGCGGCCGCCGTGGCGCCCAGGCGCCCGGAGCCCTTGCGGAGCTGGGTGTTCATGGTATTGATCGCGCGCTGCCCGGCTGGCGCGGTGTTCGGCTTGATGCTCGTCTCCACGATGCCCTTGGTCCGTTTGGCCTGGGCGCGCACCGCGGGATCCTTGCTTTTCATGCCAGCCGCGAGGGCGTCGTTACTCTTGCGCCCGATCTTGCCCGAGGCCGGCTGCAGCTCGGCCAGCCGGGCCTCCGCGATCTGGCGGGTGGCCTCGGCCTGGGCGCGTACTCCGGGCCGCTTGTCTTTGAGCCCGTTCGCCAGCTCGGTGGAGGTGAGCACGCCAATCAGGTAGGCGATCTCCTGGGCCCGCGTCTTCTCGTTCTCGATCTGATTGGTGAGAGCCGCCATGGCCTCGCCCACGGCGCCCTGGGTGGAGAGGATGCCGGCCGCGATCTCCTGGGGTGTCTTGGCTGCCTCGGCGGCTGCCTCGGCGTTGGCCTCCTCCACCTCGCCGGGGATACCATCCACCATCTCGTCGGCCGCGCCCGTTACCTCGCCCTGGCCGGCCTCCAGCCCGGCGGCCACCCCTCCGGGGATCTGCGCAGCGCGGCGCTCCAGCTCCGCGCTCGTGGCCGCGAGGTCGGCTTGGAGCTTAGCTCGAGTCTCGTTCGTGAACAGGCCAGCGTCCCATACCCCGCTCAGCTCCTCCAGGCCGCTCTCCAGGGCGGCCTTGGTCTGCTGGAGCTGCGAGGTGGTGCCGGTGGCGATTTGGTTGGCCACGTCCTTGCTGATCTGTGCGTTCTGCTCGGCCAGCCCGGCCTTGACTTGGTTGTAGGTGTTCACCACCTCCACCACCATGAAGGCCGCGAAGGCGGCAGCGCCGGCCTTGCCCAGGTTGGTGCCGAGGAGCGCGCCAACCTTGCCCGCCGCGCCCTTGACGAGGGCGGAGCCGGGCAGTGCGTTGAGCCCGACCGAGAGGGCGGAGCCGAGCTTGTCGGCCGCGAACATTGCACCCGTGAAGATGAGCCCGATCGCAAAGCCCGCTTTGCTCGCGGCACCGCGCACGAGGGCGGAGCCGGCGAGCTTGGCGAAGCCCTTGCCCAGCACCTTGTCGAGCCCGAGCGTGCCGCCCAGGCTGGCGAGGGCCGCCACGCCTGTGAGCGCCGGCCCCAGCTCGGAGCCAAAGCCACGCACCGCGGCGCCGGCCTCCGACATGAGCTTGCGGAACCGCCCACCGAAGCTCGAGTCGAGCGCGTCGGCTGCCTTGGTCGTGGCACCGGCGGCCTCGTCCATGCTCACTGCGTAGTCGTCGAGGTTGGCCCCGGCGAGGGCGTTCGCGAGCTTGGCACCGGCCCGTGCGCCGAACAGGTCGGCGGCCTTGCGGGCTCGCTCGAACGGATCCTCGGTGGCACTGATGTCTGCGATGAGCCGCTGCAGTTCCTCGGGGCTCTCCACCTTGGTCAGGGCCTTGGCGAAGGCCGCGCTGCCCGAGGCCGCGTCCAGGCCCTTGGCGCCGAACAGCCCGAGCAGGCTGATGGCGTCGTCCACCTCGAAGTTAGCGGCCCGGAGCGCCGGCGCGAGTGCGGCCAGCGTCTTCTGGTTATCGGTGATCGAGCCGCCGAACTTCTGCTGGCTCACGAGCAGCCGGTCCATGAGCCCAGCGGCATCGGCTGTGGTGAGGCCCCACGAGTCGAGGATGTCGTCGAACTCGCTCACAGCGCCCGCGGCGTCCTGCCTCGTTACGCGGGCAAAGCGGGTGAAATCCTCGGTGAGCTTGTCCGCCTCCTCGCCCACCGCCCCGAGGTCGCGCTTCACCCGGATCGCTACGTCGGTTACGGCCTCCAGGCTCTGCTGCTGCCGCCCGGCGATCTGATTGACGGCGCCCAGGGCGCGCTTGGCCTCCTCCGCGGTGGCGCCAGTCTCGGCCCGGTAGCGGGCCATGGCGTCCTCCATCTCGATGGCGCCGCGAGTGGCCACCCCGAACACGGCGGCTGCGCCGGCGGCCGCCACTTTGAGCCCAGGCCCGAGTGCCGAGCGCACGCCCTTGGCGAGGCGCTGGCCCATGGTCTGCCCGGCTTGGTCGCCCGCCTTCTCGCCGGCCTTGACGGCTTGGGCCACGAACTGCTTGCCCTCGCCCTCCAGCAGCAGCCGGCCGAAGACGTCGAACAGCGTGGCCACTTAGTGCACCGCCCGCGAGTAGCGCACGGCCACGATATCGGGGCTCGTGGAGAGCAGCGTCAGCACTGCAGCCTCCAGCTCCTCGCCGGTGAGCCCGCCACCGCCGGCGGCCGCGAGCGCGCGCCGGCGCTCATTGGCCCAGCGCTGGTAGGCCTTGGGCTCATGGGCGAAGATGACGCCCGCTCGTGCAGCCTCCACCGCCTCGGAGAAGCGCTCGGCCAGTCGGTGCTCGGCTCGGTCGAGGTACACGAGGAGCTGTTCATCGGTTAGCTCTGCCTCGATCTCTTGCGGCTTCCACCCGTACTCGGCCGCCGCGAATTCGTAGGCGCCGGCGGCTGCGGTGTCTGGATCTGTGGCAGCTCCACCTGCTCCGCCTCCCCCATGAGCCCGAGCGCGACGGCTGCGAAAGGGTTGGCCACCTGCCACACCTCCAGGGTGGCCAGCAGCACCTCCATGTCGGTGGCCAGCTCCTCCAGCTCCTCGCGCGCGGGCAGCACGCCCGTGCGGTCGTAGCTGTAGAGCGCCTGCAGCATGGGCTCCGTTTGGGTGCTGAACGCTGCGAGGATCGCGCCCAGGTCATCGCCCGAGCGCTCCACCTGGGCGAGCAGCCCGACTAGGTTGTTCTCCAGCTCGGCCTTCCACTCGCGGTTGGGGCGGATGGGCAGCACCGGCAGCACGTACTCGCGCCGGGCGAGGCGGAGGCGCACCACGCCTGCCAGCACATCGGTGGAGGTGCGGCGCGCGATGAGCTTGCCAAAGTCGAGACCCCCGAGGAGGCCGAGGCCCTGGGGCTCGGGTGCCGAGCCGGCGGCTGCCGCAATCTCGGCGGCAGCCTCGGCTCCATTGGCTGGGCGCCGCGGCTCCTCCGCGGCCGCCCCTGTGGCGGTTCGGCTCACCTGCTCGGCTCGCTCAGCTCGCCGGGACGGTGATCACGATCCGGTGGGGGCTCGTGGTGAGATCGGCCGCATCCCAGGTGGAGTGCAGCTCGAGTCGCGGGCTCATCATGCCCGCGTTCTGGCCGTTGAACTCGATGGCGGCCTGATTGAGCGCGCCATCGGCGAAGAAGCTGAACTGCTTGCCATTGAGGCCCGGCACGCGCAGCTCATAGTCGTGGTAGTCGTCGCTCGGGATGCGGCGCACGCTGCCATCGCTGTCGATCGTGGTGTCCTCGCCCACGGTCGCGCTCTGCGAGCCCGGCCACATGAGGCCGGCGGTGGTGGGGGAGATCTCCGGCCACGTCACCTCCAAGACCGCCTCCTCGCGGGTCTTGTAGTGCGTGTCGCGGAGGATGCCCGGCACCCCGTTGAGGTTGTCGGGGGTGAAGATTTCCTGCTCCACCCGGTAGGTATTGTCGTCGGCGGTCACGCCCTGATCGGCGGTATCGACGAGCACGTCGCCGGCACCGATCACGAGGTTCGCCGGAGTCTGCGCGGTGGCGCCCATTGCTCCTCCTCTACAGGTAGATGCGGCCTGCCGGCCGCTTGCCAGAGTACCAGCCCAGGATGCGCGAGCGGCGCCTGGGTGCGAGGGCTCCACGGCGGAGCCCGGCGGCTGCGTTGAAGCTGATGTCGCGCACCTCCACGGCGCCACAGAAGCCACACATGGTCAGGGCCAGCTCCACGAGCCCCTGCCACGCTTGCCCGGCGAGGGCCGCCGGCGCGCCCGGCCAGCGCGCGAGGCGCAGTGGCCGCATGTCGTGCTCCTCGGAGAGTGCCGAGGCCTCCTGGGTGCAGGCCTCGCGCGCCCCACGGGGCACCACGGGCCACTGCTGCACGGTGGTGAGCTGCTCGAGAAGCGGCCGGCACCGGCAGGCCGCGCTGCGGCCCTCGTGGGCGCTGCTCGTGAGGTGTGGGGGGAGGAGCTGCTGCCCGCGCACCACCTGGGCTCGCACGCCGTCGGCCACGGTGGTGAACTCGGCCTCGGCCGGCCGGCGGCTCGGGCTCACGGCGCCCATTGCTCCTCCGATCGCTCGCCGGCAGCGTGCCGCCGGCGCAGCTCTTACGCCACCGCCTGGGCGGTGACGACGGACTCGATGGTGAAGTTGTACTGCGGTTGCTTGGTGTCTGGATCGGTACTGTACGCGGAACCTGTGTCGTCGTGCGTTACGTAGATGCCATTGGCGGCGCCCGTTACCCTCGGCCCGAGCCCGTGGATTGCATCGCTTGCCGCCATGGCGAGGTCGGCCGCCTCCTGCTTCGTGCGGCCGTAGCAGCGCACGAGGTGCCTGCAGCGCGCGATGGGCACCTGGGGGTGGGGCGTGGTGGCGAGGGTAACGATCACGATGAAGGCCCGGTAGCGGTCGGGCCCCTGGGCATCGCCTGGGCCCGGCTCCTGCCCGCGCACCCGCGGGTGGCTCGTGGGGTTGGTGCTCACGATCGGGGCCACTCGGGCATCCTGCCCCAGCTCGGTAACGAACCGCCCGATCGGGTCCCAGCTCTGGCGCGGCTCGCTCACGTGCGCACCTTGGCGAGCCGGCGGGCAATGGCCGGCGCCACCACGGCGCCGGCGCCGTTCACCTCGGCCATGGCGCCCTGGGTGAGCCCGAGCTGCCCAGGCGAGATGTAGATGGTGCCCTCCTCCAGAAACCGACCGGGGAAGCCGTAGCCCACCACAGTCATCACGGTAGCACGTTTGAGCTGGGCTCCACGAGGTGCCGTGCCACGGCCCGCCACCTTCTGGCCTTTGAGGTAGGTAACGGCGGCGCCGCTCTGCACGAGGCCTCGCCCGTAGGGCTCACGGTCGGGCACGCCTGGGTCCACGCGCTCGATGATCCGCTCGCCCACCTCCTGCTGGCCGTCCGCGTAGCCCAGCACGAGCGCATCCACCGTCTCGCGGTACAGCACCACCTTCTTGCCCAGCCGCTGGGTTCGCGCCATGGCCGGCAGAGTAGCACGGCCGTAGACCGCCACTGGCGCCGGGAGATCAAGCCCAGCGCCAGTGCTGCTAGGGGTCCGAGCCCTACACCCGGTCTTCGCTTTGCGAGCCGTGAGCTGGTCGGCGCTGCAGCGCTTTGCCAGCCACCCTAGCGGTGCGGTGCGGGCCTGCCCTCGGGGGCCTCGCCGTCTCCGGTTGCCCGGTGGCGAGTGGCCCGAGGCGCGAGGCCAGTACATCGAGGAGCTTAGCGGCTCACCCCCGCGATTGCAAGTGGGTTATCCACATTCTCATGCCGGCCCGTACAGGTACGTTTGGTGCTGGGTGCCCCACTCCGCGAGGAGCTGGTAGCCGGGCAGCAGCTCCGCGTAGGCCTGTTCCCAGTCCTCGATGACCACGAGCGGCTGCCAGCGCTCCAGGGTGGTCTTGGCGCCGGCGAGCACCTGGGGCTCGTGGCCCTCCACGTCGAGCTTGATGAGGCGCACGCGCTGGAGCCCCACGCTGTCGAGGGTTACGGCGGCCACCTCGTGCTCCGCGCCCTCGGCCACGCGCGAGTGGCCCAGGTTGGTGGGCTCGGGCCGCCACGGCACCGCGCCCACGTGGTCGGAGAGCGCCACCGGGTGCACGAGCACGCGCTGGTAGGCGAACACGTTGTCGAGTAGCAGCGGCAGGTGCGCCGGCAGTGGCTCGAACGCATGGATGGTGGTGTACGGCACGAACGCTGCGAGGTAGGCGGTGTGATTGCCCACGTGGGCGCCGGCATCCACGAGCGTGCCGGGGCCCATGCCGGCGAGCCGGTGGGCCACCTCGTCGAGCACCGCAGCCTCATAGAAGTCGCCCGTGCGGCGCACCTCATCCGACAGGTAGTCGCCCATGCCGTGCAGCCGCAGCTCCACGCCTCGCACGCTCACCATGGCAGCCTCCAGAGCCCCAGCATCTTGGTCGGATCGCGCAGCGTGGTGCCGGCGCCGTAGTCGTAGCCGTCGTGGAGGAGCAGCAGCGCCGGCGGCAGCTCGAACGGGGCGGCCTCGAGATTGGGCGAATAGTAGCCGCCGGAGCTGATGGCGCGGTTGCGGGTGCCCACGTAGGTGCTGGCCAGCAGCCACCGGCTCCCGCTCTCGCGGATCGCCCCGAGCACCGCCCGGCCGTCGCGCAGGCTCAGGTGCTGGATCACATCGCGGCACAGCACGAGGTCGGCCGTGGGGCAACCGCGGCGCACGTCATGTACGCCGTACTCGCGCTCGGGGTGATTGCGCCGGGCGGCCTCGATGGCCTCGGGTGCCACGTCCAGGCCCAGGTAGCCCGGCAGCTCGGGCTGCCACAGGCCCTCGCCACAGGCCGCATCCACCACGCTCTGCAGGTCGAGCCACTCCACGAGCTGCTGCAGCGCCTCGCGCACGCGCGCGGTGGGTTCGAGGTTGGAGCCTGGGCCCGAGCGCGTGGCGGTGCCGTTCCACTCGTTCCGGCGATAGATACGGCTGAACACTCCGGTCATGGCCGGCGCGCCTTGGGCTGCAGCCATGAGGCGTGCCAGTGGTGGGCGCCGAACGCCCAGGGCTGGGCGGTGGCGTGGTCCTCGCTCCGGCGCTGCTCCTTCTCGGTGTAGTGGTAGGGGTAGAAGCTGCCGGGCGGCAGGAGCAGCACATCCGGGCGGCCCACGAGCACGCGGGTGGTCACTCCGGGGCCGCCCTCCCAGGTGCCCCGGCTCACGCGCTTGACCGCGAGGTCGATGCACTCACGGATGGCCGGGTGCTCGCGCCGCGCGCCCATCACGGCATTGGGCACCACCCGCGCATCCTCCCAGGCCGCGAACGCCTCCAGCGGTAGCAGCGGCTCGAAGCTGCGGTAGGGCTCCACATCGGAGTCCACGTAGATGCCGCCCCAGCGCCAGAGCGCCTCGAGTCGCACGAGGTCGGCCAGTGAGGCGCCGGTCTTGCAGCGGCGCCAGTGGCGGCTGGTCTCGGGCCACTCCGAGGCCGTGAGCGGGTCGCGGTGGGTGAGGAAGCGCCAGCCTGGGTGCAGCTCCTGCAGGCGCTCCCACCACGCCTCCACCTCGGGGCTCGTGTGCTCGGGCACCACCCGGTGGAAGATCCGCGGGATGCCCTGCTCGCTGGCGCCGGTGGTCTGCTCCGCGAGCAGGGCCCGGATGGCCTCGGGGTTGCCCAGCGCCGCTTGATAACGCGCGCCGCGGCTCCGGTTGGCGTTGGCGCTCGGGGTATTGATGTGGCCCTCGGGTGCCGGCGGGTGCCACAGGTGCCAGCACTCGCCCTCCATGTGCACGAGCGGCCCCACGAGGGTGGTAACGGTGATCGCGAACGCGGTGTCCTCCATGCCCCAGCCCGCGAACGTCTCGTCGAAGCCGCCGGCGGTCTCCCAGGCTCCGCGCGGCACCGCGATGACGCTGGAGTGCTGGTCGTAGTAGTTCTGTGCGATCCACCGCTCCCAGGGGCCCTGCTCGCCGGCCATCACGCGCTCGGAGCCCTCGCGGTTGAGGTTGTGGCGCACGGTGAACGGCACCACCACCTGCCCCAGCTCGGCAGCCTGCCGCACCGCCTCGCGCACCTTGCCGGGGTCGCAGATCACATCGGTGTCCACGATGAGCGCCACATCCCAGTCGTCGCCGGCCTCGCGGCTGGCCGCATTGATCGCGGCCGAGCGGTTGAACAGCCCGCTCGTGTGGTAGCCGTAGTGCGTGGGCACCTCGGGCAGGTTGCGCTCCCACCACTCATGCGTCCACGCCCGGATGCGGTCACGGTGCCGGAAGCCGTCGCGCCGCGGCACGAGCCGCACCACCTTCATGCCAGCCACTCCTCCAGAGCTTGGGCGGCCAGCTCGGCCGCACCCCTGCGATTAGCGTACACGAGGCGCAGGGCTCGCTCGCGCAGCTCGCGCTGCCAGCCTGGGTCATCCATGGCCACCGCCACCGCCCCGAGGAGCTGGCCGGGCTCGTTCGCATGCACGCCCACGCCCGAGGCCTGCCAGAAGCGCAGGCCATGCTCCACGCTGCGCCTGTACCACGGCGCGTTGAGCACCACCACCGGCCTGCCGGTGCTCGCGAACTCATACAGCGTGGAGGTATTGTCGGCCACATACAGGGCGGCTCGCCGGCACACCTCCTCGAAGCGCGCCACGGGCTCCACCCCGAGCTTGCGCCACACGCGCTCGAGTCGCGCCCAGGCGCGCGGGTGGCCGTGGCCGATGAGCGTGTAGCGCTCGGCCAGCGCCGGCAGGGCGGTGCGGTAGTGGGTGTAGGCGGAGCGCATCTCGGGTGCCCCCAGTGCATCCCAGTGGAAGCTCACGGCCACCACCGGGCGCTGGCCGGCCTCGCGGTGGGGCAGGTGCTCCAGCGCTGGGTCGCCCACCACTGCCACGTGCGCCTCCGGGTAGCGCGCCGCGTCGGCCGCCGCGCTCGTGGCATTGGGCGAGAGGAACAACCCCACCCGATCGCGCCCAGCTCCGCCTGGGTAGCCGGCGGCCCCGCTGTAGGGCTGGCCTATGCCGTGCTCGAGATAGGCCACGCGCTCATAGCCGGCCCGTACCGCCTGGGTGAGGTCGTGGGCGCTGCACAGCAGGACCGCGCGCTGTGGCCTGTTCTCGGGGCGCACGGCTGGCGATAGCGCGTAGTGGCGGGCACCGCGCAGCTCCTCGGGCAGCGCCTCCCACACGGGGCCCAGGTGGTGCCAGTAGTGCTCGCGCGTGGCGAGCACATCGAGGCGCATCAGGCCTCGGCCGGGCTCTCGCTCTCGATGTACTTCGCGAGTACCTCGAAGTGGTGGCCCTGGCCGCCGGCGTCGGCCGGCACGGCCTGCACCTCATACTCGCGCCCATCGGTGGCCACGAGCCGGTCGGAGGCGCGCACGTCGGCTATGCGCCCGAAGATCCGGTGGTCGGAGAGGGCCGGCCCGGCTTGGCTGAACTGCGCCACCTCGCGGGCGGTGAGCTGCTGGATACGGCACTGCCACGTGCCCACGGCCGTGGAGGAGGTGACGGGGTGGCCCAGCTCGTCGTAGGTGGGCTCGCCGGCGTCGAGCACCGCCACATCGCGGTAGATCGTGACCGTGTGGCGGAGCAGGCTATCGAAGCTCATCGGCCGAGGGCGCCGGCGGTGCCGTGGTGCACGCTGGAGAGGAGCCGCGTGCTGCCGGCTTGCCCGGTGCCGAGTAGCTCGCGCACGATCGAGCGCCGGCGGCGCGTGGCGGAGCCGGCGGCCCTCGTGTAGCTGTAGCTGCCCATGATCTCGGCCTGCAGCCCGCCGCTCGCTTGCATGCCCAGGGTGAGGCTCAGCAGCTCGCGCAGCGCGCGCTTCACCTCCAGGCGGTCGGTGGGCGTGTACGTGATTGCCACGATGCCCCCGTAGTGGGTGCCCTCGGGCAGCCGCGCCACCGTGTAGCCGTCGGGGCGCAGCTCCACGGTCGTGAGCGCCACCCCGTCGAGCGTGGCCACGATCTCCGCGGTTGGCCGGCGCAGGCGCACCTCGCTGGAGGTGGGCGAGAGCCCCGAGAGGGGGAAGCGCTGGGTGCGCTCGCCCTCCAGCGGGCCAATGCGCCGGGCCAGCCACGCCTCCTCCTCGTCGATCGCATCCTGCAGCGCTTCGACGCTCAGCTCGAGTCCAATGTTCGCGGCCTGGGCTTCGGTGGGGAGTAGCAGGCTCACGAGGTTGCCTCCTCACTGCCGGGGCGCCATGGCCGCACGAGGAACGAGCCCTGCTCCGCGGTATTGATGCCGCCCTCGCCGCGCCAGCCGTAGTGCCACAGGCCGGGCTCGTCGGGCAGGAGGAGCGCGCTGTAGGTGCCCTCGCTCGTGCGCACTACCTCGGAGTCCACGCCATAGGTGTAGGTGGTGGGCCCGAGCGCGTCGTGCTGGCGCACATCGAGGTACACGTCATCTGGATCGCCCAGCTCGCCGGCCTCATCGCGGCACGTGAACAGGAGCGTCACGCCATCGCCGGGGTCGTAGGTATTGG